GTGGATGTGAATATTGCTGAACAGATGAAAGTAACTGCACAAATTACTCTCAACTGTTATGATAATCTTCTTGAGGCAAAGGTTGCTCCCGAGTTGGCACGCATGATTCTTCCTCAGAGCATGTATACGGAGTTTATTGAGACTGCGTCCCTTTACGCCTATGCACGTCTTTGCAAGCTTCGTCTAGACCCTCATGCCCAGAAGGAGATTCAGGTATATGCTGAGGCACTTGATGCGCTTCTTCGTGAAAAGTTTCCAGTGTCTTGGGTGGCGCTGATGGGTTAATTTGTTGGTGTATTATAGAATGTGGGTTAGAAATTTGCAGGATAATGATTCAGTTATTGTGATTGCCTTTCATGATGACTTTCATGGTCGTGCTATTTTAGATGCAAGTTTTAATTCTATATCTTATGCAGTAAGTTATTCTAACCAAAATATCTCTTATCGTCAAGAAGATAATAAACATATTTATACATTTTTACCTTTAGATGTTACTATAATGTTATGGACGGCTGAATATAGAGCTGCATTAGGTCCAGGGCAATCAAAGTGTGGAAGAATTATAGATATGAGAGATACAAAGAGGGGGGTGTCGAGATTGGATATAAGCTTTTTTTTAGATTCACCTAATAATAATCAGTTTTATCCTCTTCTTAAACAAATATTAGATAATGCATATACTAAACAAGTTAAACAAGTTGGAAGAGAATTGATAGGAACTAAAGAACTGGTTAACTCTGGAACACTTAACAGAAATGCTTCAAGCATTGTTGGAAGTTTTTTAACAGGAGTTAATAAGAAATCATTAAAGCAACAAATAACTGCACAGAAAGGTAAACTTGCTCGTAAGACTCGCAAGGCCCGGAAAAATTGATGCCCCAAGGAGCTAATCATTTTTGTACCATGCCTTGTATTTCTCGAATTACATCTGAAAGTTTAAAAGTCCCCTTTGGGGATGAAAAACATTGGTTTTATCTTGAAAGTGCTTGTGGAGATGGGTGTGAAGACCGTATCTGCTCAAAATGCCTTGTAAAAGATAAAACAAATGTTCAAGGAAGTCGCAAGTTTGATCACGGTTGTGTTGATGGACCCTACACGGCTGGTACACATATCTTTGATAGTCCCTGGTACCATAAGGCTTTAAAGACTTATGGAGCTCCTAAAGAAGATATTCTTCTAAAGGCCATGGAAACTCAGAAAAAGGCGCGTGGGGGGAAGAAGATTGCTGAACCAAAGGAGGCAAAACCAAAGGAGGCAAAACAGAAGGAAGTAAAGCCAAAGGTAAGAAAGCTAAAAGTTGTCGAAACACCCGTAGAAACCCCTGTAGAAACTGTCCCTGAAACAGCCACCCATTCCGAAACAATGGACGAACCCATCTCAGTTTTAGAAGTTATTGAGGTTGTATTGAAGCCATTCACACATAAGAGTGTTGACTATTGGCGAGACTATGACAGTGAAAAGCTCTACAAAAGACTTGCAAAGGGAAAGGGGCCCTATGTCGGTCGTTGGAACAGTGAATTGGAGCGTGTAGATACAGAGGCCCCTGATTCAGATAATGAGTGCGTTTAATTTCCACGAATTCTTTTCCGACCATACATTGGGGGAACTATCGGATGCATTTGTTATATTACTTTGGGCAGTAAGGAGCTAATATCCCAATCCCCCTGGGAGTCCCTTACATAAAGTTACGCTAGTGGTTCATATTGTTTGCTCTAAGGACAGTATGATTTTTGGGTTTTATAATTGTAAAACAAATAAAAGACAGGAAAGCCCACCATGGCAAAGACTTTGGGTTATAATGCACGGTTCAAACTCCATTGATTTTTGTTTTCTAAACATAAATCAATAAGTAGATGGCTGTACCACTTAACAGTGGCCAGTTTGGAAGAGTTTATTATCCAGCTCTGAAGTGTGAAGATCCTCATCAGACTCCTAAAGGAAACTATGTCTCAAAACTCATGAAAAAACGAAATGCTGAAGCCGAATTAAGAGCTTCTAGTGTTGCAAGAGATCTTGACTGGGCCAAAATACCCATTTCTATGTGCAAATGGAATGGTAAAGGGGCAGAACAATTTGAAAGCTACGATACCCTACTCTTTTCTGAATATGCAGGACAAACAATGGATACACTTCCACCCGAGAGTTGGAGTAATCCTATAGTACTCAAGGCTTACTTGAAACTAATTGATTCTGTTGTTGAGTGGAATAAGAATTGTTTTCATGGAGATATAACAGCAAAAAATATACTGTGGGATGGATCAAAGTTTTATCTTATAGATTTTGCAACAGCAATATGTCCTCAGGTGGATCCAAATAATGAAAATTATGCCATGACAAAGGCAATGAATAATGATATGAAATCAAAAGACAAACAGCATCTTTATGAAAACCTTCTTGAAGTCATGGATACAAATGCGCTTGCGAAATGGTCTATTAAAAATGTTAAAGATCTTGAGAAACTTCGTATGAATGGTGGTAGACGTAAACGTAAAACTCGCAGACGCGTTTAATTCTCTGTTTTTTAAAGGGCTTCGGCAGTAGACACGTAGTGATTTACGTGTCGCTGCTGCTGAATCATTTATGATTCTTCAGCACAGAGGTGTCTTAGCTCAGTTGGTAGAGCACTCGGCTGTTAACCGGGAAGTCGTGGGTTCGACCCCCACAGATACCGATCAAAAAATTGATTATTTCATCGATAAACTTGTTGTTTATAGAGGAAATGTTTACGTATGCACTTGCCCTTCTTGGTCTAAGCCCTATGACGACTATTAAGGATTGTGGTGTTGGTAGCCAGTTTCAGCTTACAGTGTTGGCATTTACTCCAGATTCTCCTCAAGGTGGTGAAACGACATTTATGACTGTCAAGTTCTATAATCCTGGGCCAGATGTAACTGCTGGCACTGTTACAACCAGTATCACTTATAACTTTATTCCTATTACACCGACTGTTGAGGATCTCTGTGTAAATACGGTGTGTCCTATTGTCAATGGTCCAAATGATCGCAGTAGCTCTGGTCCTTGGCCTTCAGGTGTCAGGGGTAAGATTTCTACCAAGATTGTCTGGGCTTATCCGAATGCTTCCCAGCTTCTGTGTATTCAGCTTGATGTAAAATCAACTTCAAAGGCTGAAGATAAAAAGGGCGTTAATGTTAATGATCTGTTTGCACTTCATCAGATTTTCTATAATCGAACCAATTACATGCCGACAGAACAGCCAGTTTACGACTTTGATACTCTAGAAGGGTTCTGACCTGGACACAGACACAGGTTTTGAACGCACGAAGTTCCTTCTAACTTTCCCGAAGCGTTTCAAAAAAAGGAACATTGTGCGTTTAAAGGGTTCCAACTATAACAATGTATAAGGGTATAAGAGATGTCTGCCACTTCCGCTCCTGTTGATGTAACTGTATCTGATCTTTCACTTGTTGAGCGTATCGCCAAGATCGAGGAGTCCCTCAAGGACCTCAAGCGCGCGGCGCGCCAGGAGCTCAAGGCTCGCCGTCGCCGCCGCGGTGTGCGTGCCACGGCCAATGGCGAGAAGGTTGTTAAGGGCGAGACCCCTGAGCAGCTCAAGGCCTGGCACGAGGAGGTGCGCAAGGTTTGGGATGAGATGCGCAAGGCTGATGCCAAGACGCCTTACAAGCGCGCCGTCGCCGAGGCGTCTGCTCGTCGCAAGGGTGGCCCAGTTGCCTCCGTGCCCGTTGTAGCCCCTGTAGTTGCGGGTGAGAAGAAGGTCGCGAAGAAGGTCGCGAAGGCTGTTGAGCCCGTTGTTGAGGTAGTTGAGGCGCCCAAGAAGCGCGTCGCTAAGCCAAAGGCGTAAACATGCCAAAGGCGTAAACATGCCAAAGGCATAAAAAATACAATACGATAAAAAAACAAAATAAAAAAGTTCTGGGTGTGTATCACTCAAACCTTTTTTACTAACGAGGATTTACAATAATAAGACGGTGATTCTTATCAAAGTAAATACTGCCTGCCTCAAAATTTGCGCATGTTTCCTCATCCATTAGCTGGATGCCACCCTTAGAAATACGCTTGCAGAGTTCAAGAGTCCACGCACGGTCTTCGGGTGAAAGTGCATTGATATGAGACAAATTCATTTGATAGAAATCTTCATAAGACATGTCATTAAAGTCACTTTCATCAGTGTCTAGAATACGCTGATAGGTATATGTATCGATCAGGAAGTTTTCAATAGACATTTTGATGTATATTGATGTTGTTTATTAATCAATTTTTTTGTTAGTTTATAGACTAACAAAAAAGTTCGGCACCTGAAGGATTTGAACCTTCGCTCCGTAAGGAAATGGGTTAGTAATCCATCGCATTAACCACTCTGCCAAGGTACCACGGGTCTCCCCAAATGTATGTGGATTTACTTCTTTAAGCGCATTAATAAGCATTAATCCGCCGATGTTCGGCTTCGCCTTACAGAGGCACATCAATAAGCATTGATGCGCCGATGTTCGGCTTCGCCTTACAGAGGCACATCAATAAGCATTGATGCGCCGATGTTCGGCTTCGCCTTACAGAGGCACATCAATAAGCATTGATGCGCCGATGTTCGCCAGTCTTATTAAACGCCCGTATGAGATTCTGCAAGTGAATCGAACTAAAACTATTCTTATAGTAAATCATCGTGACAGCCAATTGGTCCCGTGTACAATCCTGCAAGGCAGAAAAAATCTCTTCGGAAATGTGTTGTAGAATCGTTAGTTTATGAAACCGTATTACCACATTCGTATCATAGAGTCCATATTCCTTCGGCATTCGTATTGCCTCCAAATTTCTCAAGACCTTTGATACATCCTCGGGTTTAGCTCTTCTGTGTTCAATGACAGCCGAGCATTCTTCCCAAATACACTTGCGAGTATCATGGGGTCTGTGTGCAATTACAGCCCCCTGTTCACGCATACTCACAACCCAATGCTTGAACAATTCACTGAAAACCGGGTTCGGTGACATATAGGCATCCATCCACACAACAACGTCATAATCTCCCAGATACAAGTGACTCATCCACTTGTAATGTTTGGCAACCAAGACTGGATTCATACCCGCCTCAACCTTGATAAATTTCCACCCTCTGTGCTTGGGGAAATCCAAGTTTGTAAAACAGATATAGTCCCACCCAGGAATCTTCTCGAAATCTGCAATCGTATCCACGTCTGACTCTTTTCCAATAAGTGCTGTATAAAAGCATTTTGTCAAACTGATATAAGCCAAGTCTGATTTCTTGCTTGTCGGCGGTGGTGGTAAAGCCTTTGGAGCTGGTGGGCGCATGTACTCCACATGGTCCTGGACCCGTTGCGATTGCTGTTGCGCCAAGATATCCAAAATACGATTCTCAAAACGTTTCTGTTCTGATACAAGAGTAAGATTGAGTTCCTTTACTTGCAAAGTTAAACTCTGAACCTGTCTTTGCAATTTCCCAACCTCTGTCTGACTCTGGAGCTGAGTCTTTCCAACAGTCTCAAACTGTTTGATAAACATTGTAATCTGGTCCGAAATCTTTTGTCTGAGCGTGTTATGCGATTCCTTATTTTCTCTTATACCATCCACATTTCTACTAATATCCTTCTGAAGTTTGTATAGATCGGGTTTTGTTGCAACTTCAAAGTCTTTAATATATGCCGTCACCTGTCCCTTGATTTTCTCTGGAAGTTCATGTTCAATATGACTGTGAATTAGGTTGACACTCTTTGTACTAAAGAATTTCTCAAAATCATCCTTGACAATCTTTTCAACCTCGTTTGACAATTGATACCGTATTAAATTCATTTTCTGGTCATTGTAGACTTTCAGATTTGATTGTGTTTCTGCTAATTGCTCATTGAGCCAAAGACCAACCTGTTCCTTATTTTCTTCTCTGAGTTCTGCAAGATTCTTATTGATTTTTGCAAACTCCTTTGTCAAAAGACGACTTGAGGCAAGCTCGCCCTTGATTTCTTCACCAAGTTTGACCATATCTGAACGCATGTCTCTGAATTCATCAAGACGCTCATTAGTCAGTGCGCTCTGAATTTCCCTACTGATTTCATCATATTCTGCCTTCATTTTCGTAAATCCTGTCTGAACTCCTCGTGCAAAGTCTTCCACACGTTCCATAGATTTCTTTGTTGCCGTCAGTTCTTCAATAGAGACCTTGGTTGCCAATTGTTGTTCAAATGCGGTTTTGGCAGTTCTAATACTAGTTGTAATCATAGTTTCCAAGAGTGCCTGTGCATTATTTCCACGAAAGGCTTGGAATTCTCTTTCCAAGACCATGATTTTTGATTGGAGTTGTGGAAGAGGACCAGTATCAGTTGGTTTGCCCACAGTCTTGTACGCCTTTTCTAGCTCCTTTAGAAGTTGTGTCTCAAGATGTTGAATATGTTCCTTGACTTCTTTGAGACTTTCTTGTTGTGGTGGAGGTGGAGCTTGTTTATTCTGACCCTGTTCTAAAAGACCAAGACGACCTTCTAGCTTTACTATACGAAGTTCATCTGGTGATTGACGTACACCAGAGGATTGCTGTTTCATTAGAAGCTGGCGTTCCAAATCCTGGAGTTTCTTGAAAGGAATAGAAGACTGAATTTCCCTTTCAACTAGGCTGTGAAGTTTTCCTATTGCCTCAGAGATTGATCCACTTGTAAATTTCACCAAGAGCTGGATATCAAGCCCTCTTGAACCACGCTGTTGACTGATTTGAGTATAGAGACTATCCATATATTGAGAAATACCATCTTGAAAGGTTTTGAGTTGTTCATTGACAGTTTGAAGTGTTGTTTGGTGTTGAAAAACATTCTGTTCCAAACGTTGGACTTGAAGCGCAGAAGCAAAAAGTTCTCCTTGAGGATTTCCAATATATTGTAATATATTCTGAATCTGCCCCTCAAGTATATCTATTTTTTGTTGTACTTGTGCTTGGACTTGTGTGTCGTCCATCTATTCATGAATTACTTACCACGGCCACGAAAGCTACCGCGACCTCTGTAGCCACCACGGCCTCTTCCACTACCGCTGCTACCGTTGCCACTATGTGCTGGGTCGTTGGTGCCGTTACCTTGCTGACCTCCGCTACCGCTGCTATATGAACCAGCTCGGGCCTTATTCTGCAACTGATGTTGAAAGATTGCAATAAGCTGTGCCTCCGTTACTTCTTCAAGGTTAACCGTAGACGGAATGCTGACAAACTTTCGTGACTTTCCAACAATATCCTTCTTGAACATATAAGGGCCATACTGTCCCGTTCTGATTTCAAAGGCCCCTACCACTCGACCAGTCTGAGTCGTCGTAAGCTTTTCAACAACTGTCTCTAGTGTGTCATCAGCCTGGCATGAAACTGTCTTTCCATTCCATGAAACATAGGATCCAAACTTGCCATGTTTTCGAACAACCTGGTGACCATCATGCGTACCAAGAACATCGCCCACCTTTTCTTGCTGAGCCTTTTCTACAAAGCTCTTTGCTTCCTGTTCCGTGATTCCCTCAAGAGTCGGTACACTTGGTGGCCAGCCATAGAAGACAGTCTTGTCCTTGTCACCATCCGCCGACTCGCGCAATAGAAGTGGGCCCTTCTTTGTAGTAACTGCAATTAGACCGTTACCAAACTCACGACGCAAGGGCCCGCTCACTGTTGACTTTGCCGACTTGAGTGTTTGATAGCGATCCTTATACGTCGACCACGTATCACGAAGAACCTGCTTCCATTCCTCCGTACCTTCTGCAATCTTATCAAGCCTACTTTCCATTTGTGCCGTGAAACTGTAGTCAAACAGGTCGTCAAAGTGCTCCGTAAGATAGCTAAGAACCTTGGACCCTAATGGGGTCGGTGTTAGACGGTCCTTCTCGCCACCCACCTTTTGCTTTGTAAGTTCCTCCTTTGGTGGCCAACTGTTGAGTGCTGGAACCGTGAGTTTGAGAATATCACGCTCTCTTGAAGGAAAGGTCTTGGTCTCCACATACTTCTTGTCCATAATGGTACTAATAAGAGCTGCAAAGGTTGATGGGCGACCAATGCCCTTGCCCTCTAGCTCGCGAATCAATGAGGCTTCTGAATAGCGCTGTGAAGCCTTTGTCTCATGAGGATCTGCTTGGAGCTGTGACCAGGTAACTGTTGTTCCTGGCTTGAGAGACTCACTCATGACCCACTGAGCCTCCTGCGCATCCGCTTCTGTATCAGCGTCTTCCTCTGTGGTCTCCTTTGTAGAAGCCTTGCGCCATCCTAGAAAGTTTGTCTTGCGCCAAGAAGCCTTCCATTCAAAGTCCTCATCACCATTTGCAATAAAGGTGATGACGCGATTGTCTCCCTTGGCTGGCGCCATGACACTCTGAATTGCTCGTAGCCAAATGAGCTGGTAAACCTTGCGGTCAATTGCCGACCAGTCCTCGTTTGTAGATAGATTGACTAGTTCAAAGTGTGTGGGCCGAATAGCCTCGTGAGCATCCTGAGTCGCGACTTCTTTCTTGAGCTTCTTCTTGGGCTTTGCCGTTGGACCGATGTACTCAGTCCCATAGATTGTCTTCACATGTTCCTGAGCAGAAGCTACAGCCTCCTCACTTAGAACTGCCTTGTCTGTGCGCATATAAGTAATATGACCTGCCTCATAAAGACGCTGAGCAATTTGCATAGTAGCCTTTGGCTGTGACCTGAAGAGTGTGGAAGCCTGTTGCTGAAGTGTGCTTGTGATTAAAGGAACAGGAGCATTTTCAGTCCATGGCTTTGTCTCTGCAGACTTGATTGTACCATTTGGGTCATTATAGTGGTTTTCTAGATAGGCTCGTGCCGACTCTTCGTCCTCAAGCTCATCCGTAAGATGCGCTGGCCATGATGGTCCTTTTGCCGACCACTGACCATGAATCTTCCAACTGTGCGAGGCCTTGAACTTTGTGATTTCATTATCACGGTCAGTGACTAAGCGTAGGGCGGGTGTTTGACACCGTCCAGCCGATAGTCCTGGTCCAATAGACTTCCAAAGAAGTGGGCTCATGGTAAATCCAATCATCATGTCTAGAATTGCGCGTGCCTCGGCTGCATGAACCTTATTCATATCCAAAAGGCGAGGATTCTTGATTGCATTTGTCACAGCAGTCTCTGTAATTTCGTGAAAGACTGCGCGTGGTGTTGTTGCTGGATTCAGACCAAGAAGAAGACAGACACTATAGGAAATGAGTTCTCCTTCACGATCATCGTCTGAAGCCAAGAAGACCTTGGCACCCTTGGCAGCGTCCTTGATTTGGCCAATAGCCTTTGCCTTTTCCTTCATGAATTCAAAGGTAGGCTCAAAATCGCGGTCAAGACCTACAGAATCCAGATCTTCTTTCAGATGGCGAATATGTCCAAGAGAAGCAATGACTCGGTATCCATTACCAAGAAAGCCCTGGATTTTTCCGCACTTGGCTGGTGATTCAACAATAACAAGATTCATATGTGCCTATATTTTATAAGGAATTGGGTTCAATTTTTGCCTCAGATATTCCTGTTGAAATTTCGGTGTAAAAATGGTGTCGGCAAGAGCCTTTGCCCTTCTAGCAATTTCTTGCGCCTTGTCGTCATTCTCTACAAGAAACTTGATGGCGCCCTTCAATGCATTCATATCATATCCAACATGGATACAGTTTACACCAGGGATGAGCCATTCATTGAACCAAAAGTTATTGTCTGGATGCGATACTAGAATAGGAACTGCCCCTGAACCAAAGACCCACATGTGACTAGAGGCAATCACTCCACCATCAATCACAAGTATATATTTATGATTCATGTACTCTTGAATAGAAGCTTCATTGCCAAAAAGATTCTCTGGTAATGAACGATTTCCATGCCATCGCTTAATAAGTTTTACATTCTGGTCACTCAAGGCTTCCACAACTGTTTGACGAATAAAGGGCTGGCCACTACATCCACCACGCCAAAATGCGATTGATTTACGAGATGCCCACGGGGGACCTTCAAGACTAAGCCCCTTTTCAAAAATATCGTCATCAAAGGGTAAAAGAACTGTAGAAGGATCCGAATAATTTCGTGTACATAGTAGACATTGTATAAAACGCTTTGAAGCTTGTTTTGCTCTTTCTTTTGCAGAAGCAAGTTCCTGATGTCTTGGCTCGTCCTTTGTAAAATTCAACTTGTTCATTCCAGTGGTGTCTTTTGGCATGTCTGGAGGGTCATTGACAAATCCATCGCAAATGGGAATAAAGGCAAGTGTTGGTATACTTATATTTGCTTCTATAAATCTCTGAATTGCCCCCCCTTTTGTAAATTTAGAATACTTGCCATCCCAGAAGGAGGGGCCAGTATCTTTTTTGAAAGAAGCAATCTCCAGCATCTGTACTATCTAAACTAAAAAACTTTAGACAAGTAGGATGACTACACGTAGTCAAACAAGTATAGAAGGAGCCCTTTACGAGCTTGTTGCTCGTGGATCCAAGGATCTCTTTTTCACAAAAGATGACAAGGCGGCTGCTCACCCCTTTCAATGGACATATGAACGCTGGCCCGCCTCGCTTCCAGAAATTCGTTCTACACAGCCTCTGAATCAAGTCCGTTGGGGCCAACGTTGTGAATTTGAATTTGATCTTCCAGGGGATGTTCTTACAGAAGCAACACTTCTTATAGATTTGCCAACATGGCTTCCGCCACCCATCTCTAGAAATAATCCAAAGGCGGTGACATATGAGACTGGTACACTCAATACAGTTTATGGTTATGTTCGTGGAATTGCTTACTTTATGTTTGAGCGAATTGAAATCTACCAAGATGGTGTTTTACTTCAAGAAGTCTCAGGGGATTCCTTATATTTTGCTTCTCTGAACAAGGGGTCATTGAATCAGGGATTTTTGACTCAACGGCTTGCTGGCGATCATGATGGGTCACGATTGTCTATTCAGCGCAATGCAACTCCTGGACGTCTTGAACTTCCTGTTCCCATGATTGGTTGTTCCTTTCCTGGAGACCGTGGTCTACCTTCATGCTGTCTTCGCCAACAAACCTTTCGCTTGCGTCTTACCTTGAGACCACTTGACCAATTGGTCGAATGTAGTGATCCAAACGTGATAAACCCAACACCCTGGAAAACAAGCTTTAGTCAATTGGACCCAGTCTCTGCAACAGTGATAACCGAACCAGCAGTTCCCTTGGATAGAATTGGACAGCCCTTAATTACCTTACGAACAAAGCAACTATATTTGCTAAATGAGGCGCGTAAGGAACTAGAATCTGAAACAGTTGAAATACCATATGTTCGCTATTTTGACAATCTGTTTGGGGCAAATCAGCTGGACTATGCTCCCATTGATAAGGGAGGAACAGCCTATCTAGTCAAGTATCTTGACGCAACTTTTTCTGTTGAACGAATCTTTACATATTTTCGTAATAGTGCCGATATACAAAAAAATCGTCTATGGGATATTACAAATTCTCAAAATGCAAGAGAGGATTATTATAGTAATCTTCAACTTACTATTGCAGGTCAATTACGCGAAGGACCTTGGGCTCCAAATGTATGGGAATTAGTAATTCCCCATGCAAAGGAAGAAAGATATAGTGCTGAACATTTACCGCTTATGAATTGGACACGAGGGTGGCGTATTGAAGATGCCCCTCCCGCTATACGTGAACCGACAGGTGGAATAAACTTTTCCACAGCCGATAGGCCAATGTTTACAACAACTCTAACAGATATATCAATTAATCCAACTCTACGCTATAAGCAAATGCAGATGAACTCATGCTGTGAAAGTTGGGCGCTCTACAAAATAAAAAAGGGTAAAGGACAATTACAGTATTATAATTAGATGCCTCCGATTCAGCAACCTACATTTATTATTCCAACCTATAGAACTATCTCTTTGCCATATGTTCCACTCCCCCCACTTCCCCCAAAAAGCAAAAAATGGATGCATGTATCATCAATCATTGCAAAAATCTGGACCTAAGAGAAAGTAAGTCTATCTAACAGATGAACGGTTCAAGCCGTCCTATTGGTGAAAGAACAACTGTCATTGATTTGACCGATAGAGATGACATGGATGATGATATGTTTCCTCTTAATGCAACAAAATCATGGTTTACACGTGATTCTGATAGACGTTATCTAAATTTTACTCCAGTTCTTCAAGAGTTTGTTCATAAGGGTACCGCAGAATTTGGTGGTCGTTTAATGTTTGAAATTGGGTCTGTAAAGGCATGCGACTTGCTTTTTAGTGTATCCCTTCAAATTAAACTCGGCCACTGGCTTCCACCCGATATTCTAGAAGGTTTGCAAGCAGGAACTCTTCGGTACGATGATCCGGATTACGCATGGTATTACGCAAACAGCCTAGGAACTGCACTGATTGCAAAGGCAGAGTTTTTACTTGAAGACCAGGTTCTTGAAACGGTTGATGGGGATTTTGCCACATGTTTTAGCCTACTATTTTCGGATGTTAGTACACAACATGGTGTTGGCACAGATGCATATGGTCGTGTGAGCATTTCTAGACTTCTTGACTGGAGTGAGACACGACCCTTTCCTACAGACGGATATATAACATGCCTTCTTCCATTTAGTTTTCAACGAATTCGTCTTCGTAATGGCTTTCCACTAGCCTCTGTAAAAGAAGGAACGGTGCGTGTAGCAATTACACTCCGCCCCTTTAAAGAATGTATCCGTCGAGCAAATGGCTTTCGTGATACCTGTGATCAGACTCCACTAGGGCAAACATTTGTCTTTCAAAAGGTTACAGAAACAGAAAATATTATTATCAAAACAGGAACTATTATTGACAATACAGACACTATTAGTGTCAAAGCCTCATCTGTTGTACCCCAGTTTGAAGACCTTCGTATGGTGACATATGGAATGCTTGTTGATGGAAAGCTACGAAATGCGCTCGTAAAAGCCCCCTTTGAACGAATGTTCCGCGAACTTCAGACCTTTCGTTTTACCGAGCCAAAACGATATGTGATTACTATTCCAAATTCTGAAACCATTCAGTTGCAATTGCCCCTTGAAGTGAATGGTCCAATTGAAGAACTCATCTGGTTTATTCGTCGTAAGGCAACGTCTGTGAATAATGAATGGACCAACTATAGTAATACTCTTGAAGATGAGTTTCAACCTTTGACACATCCCTTTGAGAGCATGCTTGTTTCAGCAAGCTTGCAAGTAAATGGAATAACACTTGTTGAGCAGGATGGAGAATTTTTCCGTCAAGAGATTTCAAAGGCGCATGATGGGGGTATAGTTGCCTATAATAATTTTGTCTATGGATATACCTTTTCCGAAAGGCCAGGAAAACAGAATCCAACTGGTTGGATGAATGCAAGTAGAAGTACAGATGTCCGCCTTCGTATTGAAGTTCGGCCACCAAGTGGTTCTGCAGATCTTGAATGGGAAGTTTGTGTGTTTGCACTAGCTATAAATTGGGTGCGATTTGAAAATGGAATAGCTAATAAAATCTTTACTTCTTAAAGTCTTGTACTTAAATTATAAGAATGGTACTATATTAGATGTTCCTGTGGTCTTGGAAGACTGAAAGAATTATACAGTCAATTTCACAGTATAATGATTTCACTGCAGCAGGAGTTTTATTTACAAATAAGACGCATGTCTTGGCTGGTTGGCAATTGAAAGAACAGCCAACACTAACAGGAATTGGTGGTGGTCGTAAAGAAGGGGAGGATTATGTAACAACCGCTCACCGTGAGATGATTGAAGAACTCTTTGATGTTGAGACTGTTCCTCCAAAGCTCTTGAATGTTCTTAAAAGACTGAAACATTTGACAATTCTAGAAAATGATTCCTATGTCAATATAGTGTATACCTTTGAAGACCTTGAAGAAATTTTAATTCAAGCATACAGATGTGATGTAAAAACATCAATTTACAAGAATTTTCCTTTCACAATTCAAGATCTGGTTCTACTTAGAAAGCCATCCTCCATTTCTGAAATTCAAAGTCTTGCTATTTTACCAATTGCTTCAGATATTGGTGTGAATTCAGAGTTTCAATATGATATTGACCAGCTTATCAAAGCAATCTAAACTATCCTTATGTAGTAAGTATAGATGTATTTGATTCGTGAAAATGGTGAGAAAGGATCACCCCATTTTCAAGAGATTAAAAATGATTCTACGCGCGATGGGAACATGTTGTTTTTTCCAGAATTGTCTGTGGCAAAGTGGTTTGCCAAGGATGGTATGGCAGAACGAGGTGTTATTTACTGGTGTCTAGAAAATTTTATTAAACAAGACAAGGTCTTTCTTGATATTGGAGCGCATGTTGGAACCTACACACTTGTTTGTGCCCCACAAGCAAAGCATACCTACTCCTTTGAATGTTCGCCAAAGACCTTTTGTTATTTGGCTGCGAATCTTGCCCTTCATGGCCTTGAAGAAAAGGTGAGTCCTAATAGTTGTGCTTTAGGAGAGTTAGAAGGCTCCTTTGACTATATTATTCGGTCGAAAGATGGTGGGGGAAATGGTATCAAGGCTCTTAATGGTGTTGACGCGGGTTTACCCAAGGTGAAGGTTCAGGTGCGTACACTAGATTCATTTCATATAGAATCAGTGGGGTTTATTAAGATAGATGTTGAGGGTGCGGAACTCGAAGTTCTAAAAGGGGCTCGTGAAACTCTTGATAAATGGGGACCACCTATCTTATTTGAATCCTGGGGTGAATGGAAAACCGATGTGGATTCAAAAGGACTTCGTACTCAGTTGTTTTCATATTTAGCGTCAATTGGCTATAGAATTCAACCCGTTTCTGGTGTGCGAGATACATTTTTGGCTACTAAAACGTAATCAAAGTCTAGTATTAGGATGGTGGCGGCACTTGTTCGTCTTCTACATAGTGGTATACAAGACCAGAGACTATTACCCAAAAAAGGCCCTGGTGTAGGTGCCTATATCCGTGTTTTGATTCGTGCAGGTCGCATGACAACCCAGTGGTCACGTCTTGACTTCCAGCAAGTTCCACAATTTGGACAACAGGCATATTGTACTCTTGTTCGCAAGGGAGAATTATTAACACGGTTATATCTTGTTACTACAATGCCCGATATATCAACACCCCAATTGGCCGCCAAACAGATTGCGGATTCCTTTTTTGCAGGGCCAACCTTTTGTTGGACAAACAGTCTTGGACATGCTCTTATCAATTCTGCAACCATTGATATTGGTGGAAGTCGTGTTGATACAATTGATGGACGACTATTGGAAGTCTTGGATGAATTCAATACACCTATGGAAAAAGTGTTGAATGTAAATGCATTGATTCACCGCTTCCAGAATGGATTTCCAAATCAATCTGTAGGTAGTCAAGCTGTTACACAAGTTATTACACCCTTGCCCTTCTGGTTTTGCAAGGGGGATCTTGGGGCAGCGCTCCCTATTGATTCATTGAATGTAGATGAAGTCCGTTTAGGAGTTAACTTTCGGCCCCTCAATAGTCTTTATTATACAGAGTCTCGTGCTCCAGCATCAGCCATTGTTCCTACAACGGAAGGATCTGCCCTTTGGCCTTTATTGGGTTCGCCCTTTTATGAGAATAATCCAGCTGGTTCAGCTGTTTCTGGACTTTATCCTCCACCAAACGGTCTTGTCAGTGTCATTCCAGGAGTCTCTATGCCGACGAATCTTACACTTGGCGACACGTATGTTTTGGCCGAGTATATTTATCTTGAAAAAGCTGAAGCAAACAGATTTCGCCAAGCCAATATTGAACTTCCTATTACGCAATATGTGGCTCTGAATCCTGAAGATACACGTGGTAACCGTGATATTACCATGCGTCTAGAAATTGCGAATCCAACACGTCATATCTTTTGCATGGCACAGAACTATAATGCAATTCCTTATAACGCATTTTTCTTGTCAACGCGGGAGTTATCTGGACCTGGATGGACACGTCCTGCGCCATGGTGGCCAGATTGTTCTGGATTGAACGTATCCTATTTTGGCGATCTTGTTTCTGGATTTTCTACACGTGGGTCTGAACCTCTGGCAAGTATTGAAATTATGTACGAAGGTTCCTTGGTAAAAACAAGTACAGAAAATACTGCACTTTACAGGAGCATTCTTCCTAGTTTGGAAGAAAGAAAGGCGCCATGGCATAATCGTTACATGTACTGTATTCCTTTTGGTGTACAAAGTGGCTACTATCCTGGATCAGTACCCATGGGTGAAGGAAATCTGAACCGTATTATGAAGAAGGATTTGCGCCTAGGCTTTCAAAAAACGGGAAATGATGCCCCAAGATTATGGGTCTATACTTGGGCAGAGACCTATAATATTTTACGCATTTACGGTGGACGAGCAACAATGTTGTTTAATTATTAGAAGCTTCTTTGATACGCTTTACCCAGATTGTTACAAAGCATTCAGTAGATATATCATTAATATTTTTATAACAGACATAACGCCGATACGCGTATTCTCCCACTTTCAAATCAGACAACTTTTTATCCATAGTACTACCTTCATTTGAAGTCGTTGTTAATTTTAGAACATCCTTATAATCTTGCTTTTTCTTTGCAGATATGGTGCACATTTTGAATCCATTCTCATCCGTTTCATAAGTTGAAACACGCTTTGCACCATAATTCTTTGCATACATTTCATTTTCTTCCTGTGTATCAAATACTTTATGACCGCGTTCAAATTCATCATTAGTTACTACAGGAAGATCCACTGCTTGCAAATTTTTAATATGTTTTGATGAAAGCATAGTTGGATGTGCCGATACCTTGCCCTTATTCAAGGTAAATCCTGATGTATGATATGAGTTGCGTCCAAATGGATTGAGGTACGCCTTTTCATACTCTTCAATTGCCTTGATTGAAGTTCTATGAGGACCTGTCTTATGCCCCCGTTCAATATCACTGCGCCAGTATCCAGTCATACGCCCTGTTAGACCTTGAATTTGAACATTGTTATCTACAACTTTTGTATAGAGTTCGTGAGTTGCACCAATACGAAGCTTCCAGCGATTTGGGATAAGATTTGCCCTGCGAAAGAACCCCTTTACCCCAAGGACAATGTGCTGAGTCAAAGGCTCTTTGAAGAATTCCTTGATTTCATCCTCTGAAAGGCGATCTGCAGAAGTGTGATTTCTAAATGTCACGGATTTACGAATACACGCATTTTGAACTACATCAACAGTCTTTGTAGTTACACGAACAATGTGAATTCTGAAATCAGTTTGGTAATTATCAAGAATATCCTCTTGAACCCATTTTTCAGCATTTTCCTTTGAGCTCAGGGGATAGAATTCCTTTACAATCTCCTTTTCCAAGAAATCCTTGTGGCCAAAGTATGAAGATGGAATAGTCATTTTATAGAGTTCATGTAGTTCTCCCCATCGGTAAAGATCATACAGCTCCTTGATCATAGTTGCACTAATAAAGACAAACCTGTTATTATGCTCCTCCATATGTTTCACGTCTAATACACCTGCTTCCTTCAGTGTGGTATGAAGAACTTGATACTCTTTATCACCAGTATCAATCTCGTCAATAATAATCAGACTATCACGGATATTTATAAGCTCTGCTCTTGAGAGCTTTCCGTGATGAAAGATTTTGTCCTTGAAGCAATTTGGCGCCTTATCAATCATATCCTTCTCCCACCCAGCATTACTCATACCTGTAAGGATTCTAACATTTGCAGGATTAACTACAAAGGTATCATCAATATGAGTGGTTAGAAGTTTCGCCAATTCAATCATAAGACCATCTGCACCAACCTTAGTCTTCTTTTGAATACTAATAACACGACGCTTATTTTTATAGAACTTCTCTACAATATTGTTTGCATCTTCAATTTGATTTGGAAAGATATATTCAGCAGTTGCAGTGTCAATCCCTTGGTTAAAGCGTCGTTTATTTCTCTTTACTGCAGCATTGTAATCGGCAAGAACTTCCTCCCTGTTATCAGATATTAATTCATTTTGCATGTTATTACCTGAAAATTGGTGTGTTAATGCGATCAATTTTTTAAAACTTATGCACCAAAAAATCACATTTGGCGACAGAATTTGCTTCTGTTGGCAAAGTGATCTTGGCCTTACGATTATATCTGGTAAAATCAATAGTACCTTCAAAGGCTGGACCCATCTTCGCCCAGTCACTGAACTTGGAACTGAGTTCAAGGTAGTCAAGGTCATCTGGTAAAACGCCAAGCTCCTTGAGTTTTTTGAGAATTACCATACTTTCCTTCAAACGGTCAAGTTGGGGTTTGATCATAACTGTTTATTGATTCATGTGTTTAGACTATTATATTTAGTAATCCCGGTTCCTTATTTCATCTGATAGAATAGATGAGCGAAGGGTTTGGCCCACGTGAAGGTAAAATTGCCGACCCTGTCAGTTTGGTAGAGAGTGTCTATGAAATAGAAGACATAACTCTTCCAAAATCAAACAAACCAACCTTTGTTCAATATGAGAGTGATGCAAATAAGAATACTGTGAAAAATAATTCGAAAAAGTTTGAATTGCTTCCAGACCTACCAGGTTTTGCATGTGTATATGCAGATATTCATGGAGGAAACAGTTGGTTTGACGCATTTTTAATGATTATGAGTCCAAAATATCGCAATCTAAGTGTTCAAGATCGTCATAATGTTGCACAAGGATTTCGCAAAGAGTGTACCAGGATTTCCGATTCAATCTTGAATCAAATTCCTGATGAGTTTTTTGTCGCCTTTAAGGTTGATGCGAAGAATTTCAAGTCTGAGCTTGGAGGATCAAAGGAAATTAATATGGGTTTTGGATTCTTTATTGCATGGTATTTTGGTCTTAATTTAGTATATCTTGAACAAATCCCTGATGGTCATGAAATTGTCGCGCCTTCTTGCTATCAAAGTGAAGAATGTCATGCCATCTTTATGAAAAAGTACTTGGATAGATTTAATGCAGTTGTCGTTCTAAATTTAGACATGGAAATATACAATGAAGAAGAGTCTACATCTGTATTTAAATGGGCAGATAAACGCCTTTGCAAATTAAGAAAACTTTCTGAATCAGTTGATAAAAACACGCCTATTGATACGCATTGGGAATTTCCAATTAGTGAAGACTGTAATGCTACGAATGAGCCAGTTGCGCCTCCCAAGAAGGAAAATGCTCGTAATATTGACCCCTTTAGCCAAGCGAACAAGAATAGGGCAGAGGCGTTCTTTGAAGAAGTTGAAGAGAATGAAGTAACTCCTGAAACACCCCTTCCTCATTTTAAACCTGGTCTTCTTCTACTTGAAAATGGTTCAGTAACAAATACCGATGATAGTGCAGGGACTGCTCTTGCGCTCCTCAACCCAAAAGGCCTTAAACCGTTAACATTGTCTTCTGAAGCTCAAGAATTTATTGATAGACTTAAACAACTAGGAAACCCAGAGTACCCACTTTCGGTTGCTGACATGGCAGTCATTACACGATTGCTAGAACTTGTTAAAGTAAAGGTTCCAAAGAAGGACCAGTTACTCCTAGAAGATTCTCAGCAACTTCTTCTTGAAGATATTAAGAAAGAAAATCTTAGTAGTATTAATCCATTTAGCCAAGCGAACAAGAATAGGGCAGAGGCGTTCTTTGAAGAAGTTGAAGAGGGTGAAGTAACTCCTGAAACACCCCTTCCCCATTTTAAACCTGGTCTTCTTCTACTTGAAAACGGTTCAGTAACAAATACAAATGATAATGTAGGGACTGCTCTTGCGCTCTTCAATCCAAAAGGCCTTAAACCGTTAAAATTGTCTTCTGAAGCTCAAGAATTTATTGATAGACTTAAACAACTAGGAAACCCAGAGTACCCACTTTCAGTTGCTGACATGGCAGTCATTACACGATTTCTAGAACTTCTTAAGGCAAATGCTCCAAAGAAGGACCAGTTACTACTAGAAGATTCTCAGCAACTTTTTCTTAAAGATATCATTAGAGAATTTGTTGAGCCTGAAGAGGAAGCTCCAGTAACACGACCTAGCATTTTTAGTGGAAGTAATTCTCCAAGACCTTCATTTGGACCAGCACAAACAAGAAAGAATAAAAAAGTGAAACCCAATAATGTAAGTACCTTGCGTATTAAGGTTCCAACTAATACAAACACGAATAATAAACCAATTGTAGCACGTAATAATACAAGTAAGTTGCGTATTAAGGCTCCAAGTAATGAAACAATTAATGCTGTAGAAAAATCTAAACGTAGAACTGCGCTAAGTAAAACACAGCCTTCAAAATTCAAGAAGCCTGAAACAGATTTAGTTCACCGCACAGAAGCTATAGGGTTGTCTGGATCTACTGGCGCTAAACCAAGTAGTAATGTGTTCAAAAAGGGAACACAGAAGAAAGGGGTCCTTAATCCCAAGAAAGGATGGAGACCCTGAATCTAGTTAGACCTAAACAACATCCATATACCACAATAGAGAAATGTGTGGTATATGGGCAACTATTGGTACCCCTCTAAATTCAGATGTTGCAAAGCACTGTGTCAAACAACTCAAAGCACGAGGTCCTGAGGGAGCTCGCATAGCACATGGTGACGGGTATCAACTCGGTTTTACACGTCTTGCCATCAATGGTCTCAATACTGAGGGAATGCAGCCTATGCGTCACAAGAACTGGTCATGGGTTTGCAACGGAGAAATCTACAACTGGCAGGATCTTGCTGAACGTCATAACATCGAAGTCAAGTCTGGATCCGATTGTGAGATTCTTGGACCTCTCATGGATAAGGTTGGAACAACGGTTGACGCTCGTGCTTTTTTTCAGAGTCTTGATGGTGTCTTTGCAACCATCCTTGTAGACGACAACACTGCCTTTGTTGGCCGTGACCCCTATGGCGTTCGCCCCCTCTTTATTGGATACATGCTTGGAAAGGAGGAAGACTTTGGAACAAAGTATGGTGAGGACCGCGCGTGCCTTTTTAACAGCCAAGGAAAGCCTCGGCCCGTTGAGCGCATCCTTTTTGCAAGTGAGCTAAAGGCCCTTCCACTTGCCGACTGTGAGCTCGTAGAGGCCTTTCCCCCAGGTCACTATGCAGCGTATGATCTCAAGACACTCAATCGTATTGGATTTGAGGCCTATCACAGTGTTCCCTGGCTCAAGAATCCGGTATTTACTTTCTCTGAATTTGCTGAAGTAGGCATCTCTGATGCTCTTACTATTGCCGTTCAGAAGCGTATGATGACCGAGCGCCCAGTGGCAGCCCTACTCAGTGGTGGACTTGATAGTAGTCTTATTGCAGCCCTTGTCCAACGTGAACTCAAAAAGGCAGGTGTTGGACCGCTCAAGACATTTAGTATTGGATTTGAGGGTTCAGAGGATCTTCGGTGTGCTCGCATTGTAGCCGACCATATCGGTTCAGATCACACGGAAGTTGTCATGACCCCTGATGAATTCTGGGATGCAATTCCTGAGGTCATCAAGGATATTGAATCCTTTGACATTACAACGGTTCGTGCTTCTGTTGGAAACTGGCTTGTCAGTCGTGAGATTGCCAAGACAGATTGCAAGGTTGTTTTCAATGGAGACGGCTCAGATGAAGTCTTTGGTGGATACAAGTACTTTTATCATGCTCCATCTGATGAGGCCTTTGAGGCCGAGACGTCACGACTACTATCTGATATGCACATGTTTGATGTCTTGCGCTCAGATCGGTGTATTAGCAGTCATGGATTGGAGGCTCGCACACCCTTCTTGGACAAGCAGTTTGTTGCCGTCGCAAAGAGTGTGTCAACTGCCCTTCGTCGGCCAGTAAAGGGCTCCGTTATTGAGAAAAACATTCTTCGTAAGGCGTTTGAAAACTTGCTTCCTCAGGAGATTCTGTGGAGAGCCAAGGAAGCCTTTAGTGACGGTGTGAGTGGAAAGGAAAAGTCTTGGTATGAGATTTGTCAAGAGAAGGCTCTTGCGCTTGGTGATTGGGAGGAGAAGTCGTTCGTCTTCAAGCACTTGAGGCCCAAAACAGCAGAGGCTTATTATTATCGTACACAGTTTGATGCGCACTATAAGCGTGCTGAGAAGGTCATTCCCTATTTTTGGATGCCTCGTTGGATTGCAACGGCAACGGATCCGAGTGCACGGACGATTTGATGGTCTAAGCTACCGCTACCAACCATTCTGGTCTAAGGATTTCTCAAACAAATGAACCAGATGTTAAAGACCCTACAGGAACTTGTACTAGAGAGCCGTCGTCTTAAAAAGGGTCAATTTGCCGAACGTATTTTGGCCCTCAACAAGCGAGCCAATTTTGAACTCATGTCCATTTCCTACGACATTCTCCACAAGGCAGTCAAGGTTCGCACAAAGGGCACAAATCAGACTTCATCCAGCCTTATTTGGGAAGACGCACTAAAGCTCGCATGTGGAAACGGTGATACCAGCATTGACATTCTTCTAGACATTGATTACGAATTTCACCTTACGAACCTTTACACTCCACCAGATAAGGTAAATATTCTTACAGGAACCTACTTTATTTACGATAAGACTCAAACAAAATATGTAGAGTTTCCTGGGGCACCCAGTCTTGTTGAGGATCTTCGAACCAAGATTGATGCAGGATTTATTTTAAAGTGCTCAGAGTCAAAGTTTAACAAAATGGCCGAGCTTCATATTGAAGTTCCCATTCCTGAGGTGGATGAGTTTATTGCCAGCAAATGAAGCGACTACCTGAGATTTTATGCACAATAGATTCTAAAATATCATGTGTATTGTTTGAATATACATTCAACGTATAGACATGACTAATATACTTTAATGAAATAGTGTGAGTACCCTTTGGTTGTTTTGTCTTAATCAGAAAGAGCTTTGCTTCAGGATTCATAAAATGAATTTCACGTATCCAATGCTCTGTTGGATACGGATGGAGTGAGGTATCATAGAAGATTAGAAAGGCGTCTACACGTTTCCAACAGTAAGTGTTTCTCATAAACCGATGAAGTATTCCAATTGTATCTATAACACTAACTGGGCCCTTGCAAGTATCTACTCTATTATACGCAGGACTAAGAGTAATAGTTGTTGTTGAACTGTATTTTTCACCATTAAGAAGATTGGAGAATACCGTTTTTCCAGAATTTGTTGGACCTGCCAACACTAGCTTTTTCATTTGCAGTTTATGATATTTTGGGGGGTATTCAAATTTTGCGTGCTTAATATGTACTGGCCGGTAATCGCAGTCTTGGTAACTTTTCTGAGAGACCCTTTTCCATGATAAACTTACGGAAGCTGTTTTCAAATCCTCGAATTGATCTATAGAAATTGGCATTTCCATAAAAGGCTACTGGCCGACGACTCTTAGTATAAGCAATTGCCTCATCTGTTGTACAACGGAACTGACTGACAAGAAACATTGCAACACAGGCTGCAGAACGTTGCATTCCTGCAGCACAATGTACAAGAACCTTTTTTCCTAACTTTATTTCATTGGAAATCTTATATGTGACTTCCCATGACCATAACTCTAAATTACGAATCTGATCATCTTGCAAATTATCATCCACTGGAACTCTATATTTAGCCCAGGGACCTGTTAGAAAAGGGATGTCTTTCGTGCAATTAAAGACAGCTTCTATATTCTTTTCTCTTAGCCAATCCTCATTCTGGCTTGCATTACGATTTCCTAGCCAGAGCCCAGGAAGAACTTCATGTGCATCTGGAACATTCATGGTAGCCATTTGAACAAGGTATGTAAAAAAATGAAGGAACATTTTTCGCACAATTCCAAGACACATGGGTCTTACTAAAAGACTTTACAAACTTGATGAGGTTCGTGCAGCACTCATCTTTTGTATACGAGCAAGGCGAATACAAGAATCACAATTTTGGCTTCGTGAATTAGAAGAATCCTTGTATGGAAACGATGCGCGACGAGTATTATTTATTGCATGGTTTCTCTTTATTGGATTAGAGAACTTAACATGGCTTTATGAATGGTCCTTACATTCCAAATGTAAAGAGGGTCGTCAAAAATTATGCTGGCAACTTTGTAAACTATCGGAGCGTGATGGAAGCCTTTGGTGGATGTTGTGCGCTGGTCCTATTGTTGATAGACCTGGTACTACTGTTCAACACTGGAGAGAAAGGTGTCACTTGGATGGAGAAGACTTTTGGCAGGGTATTGTAGATGCTTCAAAAGATGAACGGCTTGATAGTATTCTTGAAGCACTACAAGAAGATATGAGAACATATAGTCTTATAGCAAAACTTGTAGGACATACCATTGTGTACTATCAGACATGGGGTATGGTGTCTGCAATAGCACCAGATATAGTCTATCAAGAAGGTAATTTAAGAGTACAACGGTCCTATAAAATACCTGAAAGAAGTCTTTATGGAATGACTTGGAGAGGTCTTGGTGGTGATTCTACAGAAGAGCTACGAGACTTATCGTTAGATACTCTCAATGCATCACCTTATTGGAAACGTTTATGTAATTCTGAAGAATTTTGGGATACTTACTTTCCGTGGACAACAGTTGATCATCCTGACGAATGGTCTCTGGCAGATCGTGAACAATCTCATGGAATAGGAGTTCAATCTGCTGGAACTCCCTTATGGCGTTGGTGGAAAGCATGGATTCCAGAACAACATAGGTTCTTCTGGGGAAAACAAAAGGAACTGGTTTGGACATGGGTACAGTCTCAGACTATAGAGACGACGGTTCTTGATAGAATACTTCAACTCTATAAAGAAATGGCGATTGTTCCGAAAATTAAAAAGATTTGGGTTTTGGCTCCATGAAAGAACGGAGGCAGTTGACCACAAGGAGATATAGACTTTTAAGATAGGTTGGTGGAAATAGTGGGCCTACAATGCTGGTTTCTTCCTCTTCTGTCTCTTCAACCTCCTCTTCAACCTGATCGTCTACCTCCTCGTCTGTCGTCTCGTCAGCCTGCGTGTCAACCTCGGGCGTTTCATGTTTTTCTTCAAAGTTTGAATATGCTTCAGACATTCTAATCGTTTTATAGAATTTAGTTTAGGCCCTTCAGACGGAACCACGTCCAAAAATCGCACAAGCAATTCTGGAACCACTGTGCCCTGTTATTTTAGAGTCATCATAGTCTCCTAGTCCCAAATCATCTTCATCGGCATGAACTATAATAGAACGTCCCCAGAGATCTCTAACTGTAACATTATTCAAGATATAGGTTTTTGAAAAAGAGTCTGAAGACATTTCTATATTTCCAAGATCACCTGTGTGACGTTCACGTTTTGACCCAGGTTCGCCTCCATGGTTTGCCGACGGGCCAATATGATAATGTGCACACGCCCCCTTACACCCATCACCTCTCAAATCACCCGCCTTATGAATATGAAACCCATGTTTTCCAGCTGGCAACTTTGTAAAAATAGCATGTAAACTTAAACGGGTAGGAGAAAGTTGTTTTGCAACCACCTCACCTTCTACCAATCCATTAAAGACTGCCACCGCTACTATCTTCTGTCGCTTCCGTGTCACTCCCATTGATATCACTCTCATGATACCTAACATTTAGTACAGAGATAAGTGCAGCTAGACTTTCTGTGTTCCAAACATCAATGCGCGGGTGTGGAATACTATCTTTGTTTTTTTCCTTGTGAATACGGTCCAGTTCCTTGGAGTGGAATAGTCTCGTAATACGGCTCTCAATCGCTATCAATGCACCTGTATTAGACCGAGTAAATGTAGGATCAACTAGATACTTTTTAAAGTAATCTTTCCAAACAACACGCCACTCAATGATGTAAGGATCTTGTGGCATATTTGTGATTGCCCAATTAAGAGAGGCCAACCCACCTTCTGTAACACTCGGTTCTAGAATTGTAGTATATTTGTTAATAAATTCACGAACTTCGTCAATCGCATCTTCAGAGGTAGGATTACGATACAAATCATCAAGTGAATGAAGACGAAGAGGTAGCTTGAACTCGGTTTCAAACGTTGCTAGATTATACTTTGTCTTTGCAAAGCCTTCAATCATCCAAGAACTAAGACCATGTTTACAAAGCTGGCTACGAATTGAAATCAGTTGACCAAGTGTAAGAACTAGATTTGTAAGAGGGCTTGTAGGTTCACGAGGCTCGGGTATCATCCAACGATTATATCCTAGACACGTCTCAATATGTTTTTTAATTGACTTTCCATCAAAGACATAGGTTCCACGACTATTGGCATCAAACATGTAAACTGGATTCTCAGGTACACTGAGTGTAAACGGATCCTCTGTATTTAGCATACGAGCCTTATACTTTTTCACAAGCCATGCATAATAAAGAGGCTTCAGTTTGGCTTTCAAAGTAATCTCTTTCTTAAACCAGTATTGAATTTGAGTATAGGTTTGCATATGAAGATCTTTTACAACTTTATAAAGAGGCGTGTAATTATACCGAACATTCTTCTTGAGATTTAGAAGATACTCTTGCCTCAGTTTAATAGAATGTCCTGTAGCTGAAACTGCAATCTTAAATGACATTGGAGCATCCTTGTGAGTTTTTAAGAGTGATGAAACGGGTTTTACAAATGCATTCGGATCAATTGTAATTGGCTCATAAATCTCTCCCAGTTCAGGAGTGTATCTGCGCGGACTACTGCGATTCTGTACACTAGGACGATGAACACCGATTGCAAAGCCTGACATGTTGGTAGCTTATAGTGAGCTAAAAAAACTGTCAATTTTTTTATTATTCCTCAAGTACAAACACTTTTAGAATACCATCCTTGTATTTTCCAATAATTTCTCCAGATGACTCATAAACATCCCCAGTTTCTTCATTGCACCATCTTGGCATACCTTCAAGACGAGTTAATGGAATAAGACCCTCTGTTACAGGGACAACCGCAGTTTGATGATGAAGGCATCGTCCCGTTCCAAGAAGACATGGAGAACGACAACGTGTAAGAATACCCATCTTTATAAGTGCTGGACATGTGATCGGTGCAGAGTTATCATCAACTAGTTTTATCTTTGACCCAGTTGGCAAGATTTTATGAAGAAGTTCCTTTTCTGAAACTTTCAGAATCTTGGCTGCATCACGGCATAGTCGTTTTGCTTCTCCTGTAAAAGCCGACTGGATTGTTTCAAGTAAACTCAGGGGAATCTGAATTGACATTATTGGTTGGGGTTGCGGTTGTTGCGGTTAACTATCACCCTTCAATTTTACCGATTCCAAGCAGGAAATGGCAGCGAAACAAATTGGCCTTGTGCGAGAAGCATGGGGTCCCAGATTCTGGTCTATTCTTCATAGACTGGCAGAATTATCTGGAAATCAAAAGGTCGATATTATGGTAAATGATGAAGCTGAGGCTTGGATTGTCTTTTTAAAGGCACAAGCCCTAGTAATGCCATGTATTATGTGTAAGGATCATTATCAAGAGTGGCTAACTAGTCACAGACCAGAACGAGTTCGTTTCCTTTTTGGTGAAGAGCGTAGACAATGGTTAAGACATTGGCTCTGGGGATGTCATGACCGTGTGAATCAATTGACAAATAAAATAAGTCCACCTGAAGAAGAGTTGCCAAACCTTTATGAAAAAAGAAGTATACAAAAAGAGATTGTCGAACTCGGTATGATGTTTCAATTAGCTCTTAGTAAGGGTCTTTTAAAGCATGACGATATTGTTCGTTGGAAGCATGTTGTTGCTCGTATACGAACTATGGCTGGAATCTAGAAATGCTTTGAATACTCAGTGCCATCATCGTCAAAGAAAGAGTGACGAGGAACGCGAGAATAACGCATTGGCAGAAGAGGGGGCATATCATCATACGTATCATCTGCAACCTTCTTTGCCTTAACCGTCTCATTGCGAACAGGAGTCGCATATGAATAGTTCTTTGCTACCGCTGGCCGACTCGGCCAAGAATTCGTAAGCGCACTGTAAATAGTCTGAGTTACATACGACAGCCGTGAAGATAGAGTTGAAACATCAAAGAGAACTGACGGTGCAAGAGGAAGGTCTAGCTGAACTAGAGGGAAGGGGTCCTTATCAAATGTAAGAAGCGTTAGAACATTCAATACATGATCATAGACCTGATCACGTGTCCAAGTTGCCTCCATTGCAGAATTCTTTGGAGCAAATGAATCTGCAGGAGTAAACTTGACAACAAATGAATCCGCCTCAGGATTTAGAGAAGGGCTAATACGGAGAACATCATCTGTTGAGCCATTGCCACTCTTGTTGCGGATAAAACGGATTAGAATATAAGGAGTCGTCATTTCTTCTTCACTATGCTGATGAAATGGCGAAAAATGTGGACTCAATTTTTTTGGCGAATCTAGGTTGCGACACAGACTGTGGGATCCAAATCCTCGTAACTTTGTTGTGGCAAGATACGATTGTTGATTCCAAAGAGATCATCAAGACGACCAACACCACAGCTACGCATAAAATCATACCAGCCATAACCAAGAGCATAACCAAGAATCCAAGAAATTAAAATACCTAACCCTGTTTCACAAGATGTTCCATATCGTAAGATAGTTGTAAGAATTGCTAGACCAATAATAATAATCATACTAATCATAGCTTGACTCTTGCGTGCTGCAACAGCTATCTTTGGAGCTTTACTTGTTTCTTGTTTTTCATAAAGAGACTTTGCATTTGCAAAAAGATAGCTAAAAAAGAAGGCTACCATAGACATCCAAAAACTCGGTACAACATTAAGAGTTGTTGAAGAGGCCGACGCGCCTACTGAAAATATATTACACGCTTCTACATTTGCAGAAGAAAGTAGCCACATATCTGGTGGAACTGTGAGCCATGCTGGTGTATTTATAAAAATAAGTTCCCAGAGTCCATTTAGAAGAATGGCTACAAGAGGTGTAAGAATAAACATACCAACAAAGAAAAACATCAAATTAAAATTTCCTTGAGCCGTTCCAAGAAAGAATATAGAACCTCCAAGAAGAACCGGAAGACTCCGAAAGCCCTGGCTTAGAAAATTTCTAGAGGCACAAATCAAGTCCCCCACCGTTGAGGACATTCTCTACCGGTATGTACAAAACTTAAGAACCTTAAACCTTCGGTATAAGTCTAGGGCTTCTTATTTACCTTTACACCCACATATAGAGGGGCTCCTGTTGATGTACGATCTGCCAAGAGTGGAATTCCAAGAAAATTGACTGAATCACGGCCAAAGAGATATACGTGAATTAAAAAGATAATACCACCTGTAACAAGACCCGCAACTACAGATCCAAGCAAGGTTACTGCACCATCACAAGAGTTCGCGAATCTCCAAAAGACAAATAGAATTAATAAGAGAAAACTAAACATAAATGATAAGGGAAGGCGCATCTTCCATTCTGGCTCTTTCATACCCAATTCATCCAACTCCTTTTTAAAATTCAATGTACTTGAAAGAATATATGCAATTACACCACTGATTAGAAATACAGGTCCACTCGGAAAGATGGTCTGTGAAAGAATCTTTCCAACAAAGGAAATCTGATAGGGGCTTGGGATACCTGGTGTACAAGTATCCGTTAATTCTTGAGAGTTTCCACCTTGAACTCCCTGAACAATATCGCCAATAAAACGATGCGCAATACAAAGCTCTATAATTGCTAAAACAAGGATTCCCATTGAGAAACTTTGCGTAACAAGAGCAAATACACCTGTGCCTAGCATCAATGAATCTGGGAGACTTCTCATAAAGTCATGAAATGCAGGAGTCGCGATATCCGTCCGCAGTGACTTAAGCAATTTAAAATAAGAACTCATAGAGAGACTCCTTCCTGTTGTAAGATGGGTATTCCTTCTTATTATAAAAAGCTGTGCGATTCCATACCGGGCCTATTATCTAAAACACGCAAGGGAAGCCAAAGAGTGTCACATTTGTGGGTAGATTTTAACTGTATGGTCTATCATTGTTTAAGGCGTCCTGGGGCAAGACCCTTTGCAGGAGAAGAAACACGAATTGAATGGGAAAATGCCTTAATTCAAGATGTTTGTAAATACCTTAAAAAGGTTGTAAATTTAGTTGAACCTACAGACCAAGTCTATGTTGGTGTTGATGGCGTTGTACCCATGGCAAAGATGCGCCAACAGCGTCTTCGTAGATTCAAGAGTCATTGGACGGCTACCGAAGAAATTCGTATCGGTAAGTCGGAAGCCAAGGAGCGATGGGATACAAACTCCATCACTCCTGGAACAGCATTTATGGAACGCTTGGGTGTCTCACTTCATGCCCTTCGTTCAGAAGGTGTCAAGTGGGTTGTAAGTGCAACAGATGAACCTGGGGAAGGCGAACACAAGGCTATGTCAGCTATGCGCCAAGTTCAGAAACGAGACTGCCATGTTATATATGGCCTTGATGCAGATTTAATTCTTCTAAGTCTCTTACAAGATGTAAAAGAACTCTATTTGTTTCGTGAGGCAGTTGAATGTGGCGAAGTGCAATACAATGCCTTCAATGAAGAAGAGTATCGTTATTTTAGTATTCACACACTCCGTGAACACATTACCAAAGGGCGGGATTCAGACTATCTTCTTGATTATTGCATGGCAATGAGTCTTGTAGGCAATGATTTTTTGCCCCATAGCCTCACTCTAAAACTCAAAGATGGTGGTCATGATATTCTTTCATCAATGTTGAAGGATGTAAGAGAGGGGGGTCCCTTAATTGATAGAAAGAACATGACCTGGTCCAAAGAAAGACTCTTGTCTATATTTACATGGCTTTCTGAACGTGAAGAGGCTTGGATGGAAAAATCGGTTTCAAAGAAGCTTCAGCAACGATGGCAAACTTCACAAGACGCAGTTGATGAATGGAATAAGACTCCGCTTCGTGCGTGTGACGAGCTTGCTCTTGTGCACACAAAGACTCCCTTCAAACTCCTTCCAACATGGCGCAATGTCTATTATGACCGTTATCTTGGATGTGTAAGGCCTTCAGAAATAGAAGCTACTTGCCGTGAATATTGTAGGGGGCTTGATTGGATTCTAAAGTATTATACAGGGGCCTCTGTTGATTTTGAATGGTGTTTTCATTGGTTTACAACACCTCTCTGGGCAGATCTGAAGGCCTATGTTACGACTACTCCTTTACCTCTAGCAAGAGGGCGTGTAACAGAACCTCTAAAGCCTCAAGAGCAATTGGCACTTGTATTACCCTTGCAGAGTTGGTGGCTTCTTCGTGATCGTAAACTACGACAGCTCCCTCGCTTGGCCCCACAACTTTGGCCAAAGACTTTCAAACTCTTTACTGCAGGTCGTAAACAAATGTGGGAATGTGAAGCACAAATCCCTCTCTTCATGCCAGAAAGATTGCGTTGGTATATACGAGATATAAGGGAAAAAACTGTGTAGGAATGGGCCAGGCTCAGAGTCGAATCGACGCTCGGCATATAGGAATTTATCAAAAATTATTGGCAATTCAAAATCCTACAACACGTCTTCAAATGATGGATACACTTATGGGCGACCCTGGAATTATACAATCTGCAAAAATTGCTGGAATCTATGGGAATATTCTCCAAGTTTCAGCGGCTATCCGACATGGTGGACCGATCCCTCTTCTTCCTGGTGAGGTCAATCCCCAAGTCGCGCATCCACAGCAGGGGCAACTTGCCTATCATCCAGGAGCCTTTCAAGCTCGTCAGCCTGTAGCTAATCAACTTGTGACAACTACAGCACCCCAGCAATCATATTACCAACAAGTCTCAAAGCCAAAACGAAGTGAAAAGGCTTTGAATTTCTTTACGGCTTGTTTACGAGTTCTTGGTATTCAAGAAGAAATCAGTTTGACCGAAGAAGCTCTCAAACTCGCATACAAACGGGCAGTCATGAAGGCTCACCCTGACAAGGGAGGTTCAAAGGAAGCCTTTGACGCAGTCACACGTGCCTACGCTTACTTGATTGATATCCTAAAACTTGTAAAAGGATCATCCGGTTCCAAAGGCCAAGAAGCAGTTCCTGAACTCAGTACAGTAAATGAGAAACGATCATCTGCTTCTAAAGAATGGCAAATGCCAGCAGAACCTGTCAAACTCAATCCAAAGAATCTTAATCTGACAGTCTTTAATCAAATGTTTGAACAAACACGTGTTCCTGATCCTGATGAAGATGGATACGGTGACTGGCTCAAGGATGATGATAAGGTAAAAAAACATTCCAAGGGCAAGAATTTCAGTGAAGACTTTAATCGTGAAGTCTTCAATCGCATGTTTGAAGAAGAAAATGCGAGTGGAAAGGGACAAGGGCAGGTTATAAGATTTAATCAGCCTCAAGAGCTTATCCTATCACAAGGTTCTGGCGTTGAATTGGGCAGAGATAGACCCCCGGATTATACTGCTGCCTACGATTCTGGTCTTCAATTTACAGACTTGAGGGCTGCATATACAAAGGAAAATACAGTAACCGAAAAGGTGTCAAATGTTAAGGTCGAGAATCGTGACTTTAATAGTTATAAGTCGCAACGTGAACGTGCCCCTGATAATTATTCTCATGAAGAATTGGCTGCCCTAAATGCTCATGAAGCACAACGGAGCCAGCGTGAGGAACAACGGCGACTTCGTGCAGCACAAGAGCATATCGGTGCAAGAGATTATTTTGAACGAATGAAGCAATTAGTCATTACCGACCACCACAAAAATTAAACCTATTGTTTAATTTTGAGCGGTCTGTGCAAAACGGAAAAATAGACCCTTTCCAACAGATGGACGTACGAACAGTCCTTGTACCTGTAGCACTCCTAACAGTTGCTATAGGATTAACAGCCTACAACAACTTCCGAAGAAAGAATGTATATGAACGCCCTGAACTTTTTGAATTAGGAATGAACACTCCTACTATTTGGATTTACATAGATGATACTCATGTAAACAGTCGTCAGTGGGCTGATTTTGGGGGTCGTTCTAGCCGAGTTTATAACTTACCTTTTTTGAATCTCTGTTATCAAACCATTGTGAAGGCTGCGACAAACAAGTATCATGTGGAAGTCATTAGTGGTCTTGCCGATGCTGAGCGCAGACTTGGATATCTTCCTCGCCCTATGCAAAATAAGAAGTTGCCTCTTCGTGATGAGGAATATACGTATTTGAAGGTTGCATTCTTGCAAAAATACGGAGGCTTGTGGATTTCTCCTGCGACTATTTTTATTGCACCACTTCCTTCATTACCAGATGATAAGATTGTTCTCTTTGGCTCAGATCCTCTTGAAACCTATGCTGGACCTGATGGAACCTTTATCCCAAATCAACATGCAATGTGGTCCCCTAAGCCAGATATGCAATTCTTTAACACATGGAAACTCATTCTTGAGGGACGTATCAGTCGCCAAGCTGGAGGCACAGAAATTCGTAATGACAAGAACTGGGATATATTATTTGTTGGAACGGGTCAACGTGAGGTTGTTGTTATGCCAAACGGTGAACTCACTCGTAAGAAGAATGGTCGTAAGATTGAATTAGAGGATTTACTTGCTTCTGGAACTGGGGGCGATTTACCCTTTGATGTCCCTGCCCAAACAATCTATGTACCCTTTCCTATGCCAGAACTTCTTGAGCGTCGCATCTTTGGCTGGTTCTTGCGTCTTTCTGAGGAGCAGGTTATGGATAGTGATTTGGCGGTGTCTTGGCTTTTTAAGAAGGGACTATGAAAAGTCCATTGTGACTGCGGACCGTAAGGGTCCTTCAACTACAGAAGCTCGGTCCACTGTATATAAAATTGCCTTTTTCTTATTTCGTGTTGTTTCTTTCATCAATACGACATAACCATGTGGCAAGAGAATATGACGTAAAATGGTGACAATTCGCGTCTCATCCGTTATAATATCCAAGAACTGCCTTGCCTTTGACGGAATATAATAGGGTTCAAGAAGACCAACTACTTCTAAGATATGCGTCATACAAATATCAGCTTTTTGAAAGGTATAGGGAAGTTCTGATGGCAAATTAAGTAAACCTAAAATTTCAATTACAAGAGTCCATGGAGGAGTTTCCCTTAGAATCATCTAGATGTCACGCTTATTTATGTTTAGATTCATTTCCGAGTCTAAGATAGAATGGAGTATGGAGCGGAAGGAAATATAAATAGGCCAGTAATCCCAGTACCAGTACCTATGCCAGAATATAATGAGCTTATTGAGGCAGCCATTCTTGCACGGCTAAAACCAGGATATATTGCAAATATTCAAGAAGAAGGGCGTGATGAACCAACCGATGACGCCGATATACTCACTTTTATAAAGGATATGCTTATTGATTGTGAAGCGCTTGTAGCTGGCGGGTTCTTGTTGGGAACCATTCATAATTATGATAGAAATACTAGCAACCGTGATGATCCTATGCTTGACATGGATTTCTATGTTCCATGCAGAAACCTAGTGAAATTCAATAAGATTTTTGCCAAACTTATTGATGCTCACAGCGTTTCACAACATAATGCAACATTTTATTGTCGCTCTTTCTTACGCAGAAATGGAATTCGTTCAGTTCAAACATTCTTTGGTCCTGAAGATGATGATGAACAAGGACCCCCTCTTATTGACATAATGGCTGTAAGAAATGCAAGATCGCCCCTAGATGTTGTTCAAAACTTTGATTTAACCTTTTGTCAAGTTTGGTATGATGGTAAGAGTGTTTCGGCAACACATCCACAAGATGTAAGAACAAAAAATGGTACCTTGCAGGGTGATTATGTTAAATTATTAGTAGAAGAGCATAATCTTTTTCTTGTAAAACGTATTAGAAAATATAAACGCCGAGGATATACGATTAGATATGATATAAGTGTTTTTAACACTATGCCAGAAATTAGTATAAATACATATACATATTGTGCAAAAGAGGAAAAAGATGAAGACTTTTATAATCGTTGGATAACTCGATTTGTTCTACATAGTTTGCTTTATAATTATTATGCAATAACCAAGGGATATATAGATACAAAACATGATAGGCTAAATCAAGATAATAGAGGGGAACCAGTTCAGAGTAACTATCTAGGTAATGGATATAGACTTATTACAGATAAAAGAGCTCCAATAGATACAATGGAAAATATAAATGTAGGTGATGGATATGACACAGATGAATATGATATAACAACACCCGCAAAATTCTATCCTGAATTGAATCGTATGGCTGTAAATTTACCTGCTAGATTTCAAGAAGCATGGATTGCACAACCAGATGATCTTAAATTTCGTAAGGTTCTGCAGATACTACTAACAAATTATTATTCAACAGATCCTGATAAATCCCCTATTGGCATTCATATATATCATACTATTTCAGGAGCGCGATACATTGCTGACCCTAATATGCTTCCACATGAGCTTGATGAATATGTAAGACAACAAGTTTTATCCGTCATGTATACTCTCTTAGAACGCTCAAGATTAGTCCGTTATACAAATGCATTACAAATAAAACTACAACGATTCGGAACTGATGCTATAACATTGGATGATAATGTGCAAGTATATGATATCCATTTGCACACACTTGATGAAGCTGTAGGAGTGGCAGGATTACAAAGTCATTTGGACAATCTTATTGGACAACATGATAAAACCAATCTACCTTGCTATTTATCTGGGTGTCAGATGGTTTTGACACTTGATGAAATTCGTGCTATGGTTGATGAAACTTATTATAGAAGATTTACTGAACCTGTTGGGGTACCTCCACCTCCAGATGCACTTCTAGGTGAACTTCCCACAGGTGAGTTGGGCCCTGATGGAACTCCAATCACAGTAGAACTTGGTACAATACTAAGAAACGCAGCCTCAACAACAGATTGGTATGGTAATATTTATCACTGGGTGATGTGCCCCTTCTGCTTAGGCTACATTGGCCGTCAAGATGGGTGTACCTATGTACGACACCCAAATCCTGATGATAGACTGCCTGATGTATTAAAACCCTTTTGTAAGGCTCAAAATATTATAAAGGAAGTTCGTGATAAGTATACAGATGCTGGACATACTGAACTTGAGACTTGTATAGAATGTGGTCGCCCTTGTAGTCATCACCAACATCTTGATTTGAATAACCCACCAGGATTTGTTCCAGAACGTCGAACGGCTAATGGTGGAATTGATTATTCCACATGTGCTGGTGGTGGACGTCGTGAAGCTCTAGCTCGTATGATTGCTGTTCGTAAGACGGTTCAAGAAAATCCAGAGATGGAACTTGTTGCTCTAAGAACCCTTGCAGGACTGGCCGCAGAGGCTGGAGCAAGTAATGAAGTATTCCTAACACAGGCTGATGGAATTCTTGCAAAGGCAGTAGCGGATCGTGTAAACACAAATCTTAACGCTCCTGCACAGGGCGGTTATGTTGGAGCAGTCTGCCCCCACGGATATGAAAATTATAGAGAAAAGATTCCAAATACAAGAAAACGTTCTCAGAAAAAAACAAAGAGAACACGAAAGTCTAGGACCAATCAATAATCTGTGATTGCATAGCCTTTTCCTCAGCGTATCTTTCTAATGCCGTCTTTCTATGAAAGACCTTCTTTAATGTCTGAATACACTCTTGAAAGAATGTTTTCCATGTCTTTCTATTTTCTCTCTTCTTTAGTTTTTCAAGATATTGATTTACAGTATCTTGAATAATTTGATAAGGGCGTGTATTTGGATAGAATGTTTTTCTATAACATTTTTTTTCGTAAATATGAAAGGCTGGAAGGCGCTGAACAAAATCTCTATCTTCTGAATATTTAATTGAATCATACTCTCTTGTTATAAAGATAATGTTTAGACTTTGAGCATATTCTCGTATCTTTTGAACAGTTGCATCCCTATCTGACAACTCATCAACAATACATTTTACAGTAATTGGATGCAGAACCCTTAATGGTTTTGCAATATTTACAGTTTTTTGAATTGGATTCATTTGGTTCATAACATGAATTTATTCATGTATCAATTTTGTACCGGTAGGTACAATCGGATGTAAGAGCCCTGCATCCGATGAACATCCTAGCAAATCCAAGAAACTACAGCGACTTTGAGCATGATACGCCCACCCAGTGACAAGAAAGCGATAGAGTCTTTCTTGTGACTCTGATGGTAAGACTAGATACAGATCAGCAGTCTGTTGAATTGCATGAAGAATATCTTCAAAACTCATACCATTTTGCCATAAGATTCCTAACATCTTATACATTTGTTCTGGATTTCTATACGCAATAGCCTTTACAAGAGGAAGAACCTTATCATAGTCATGGGTACTACAAATCTCCTTTGCATCTTGTACCGTTGGCTTATTTGGGGCAATCCATTTAAGTGTCTCTGTCATTCGTTTGAGTTCAGCTACAGATGAGAGTGCTGCGGCACCAAGCCATGCTCGAACATTATCATCATCAATCTTATAGTCTAGACGGTCCAAGATTGTATCAATATAGAGCATAACTGGCACTGGAATAAACCGAACGGGCTGACAACGACTTTGAAGAGCATGAATGAGACATTCACTACTATTTGAAATAAAGAGAAAACATGTCAAGTGGGAGAATTGTTCCATTGGACGGCGGAGAGCCTGTTGACTTACTTCTGGCAAGGTATCTGCATCATCAATTAGAATCCAACGAAGAACTCCTGGTCTTTTACATAGTCCTCGTGTAAAGTCTGCTAGCTTTGCGCGGACAGTGTGAATGCCACGATCCTGGTCGGCTGTGAGCAGAAGAAAATAGTCTGGATCGCGGGGCTCAATTCCGTGTTTTTTAGCATATGAATCTAGAAAATTTAGAGCAAGAGTCGTTTTTCCTAGACCATGATATCCATAAAAGAACATGTGGGTTGGTCTCTCCAAAGCTTGTTTACAGATTTGGAGAGCCTCATCTTGTGCAAGAATGTCAGTTTGCATTAATTGATTAGTTGTTCTAGTTCTTTAATTACTTGCGATTAGCTCTGCGGTTAGCCCTGCGACTACCCGTGCGGTTCTTGCGTGAAGACTTGCGGTTCTTGCGATTTGTGCGGTTAGCTCTGCGGTTAGCTCTGCGACTACCCTTGCGGTTCTTGCGGTTTTTACTACGAGTTCCAGAAACTACAGGTGGTGGCATTCCAGGTGGATACGCCAATAAAACGCGAGATCCATCTGGCATTAAAGCAACATATCCGTCAGGGTAATAACCAACAGGTCGGGGGTCAGCCATTCTACTTTTCATTTAGAATTTTATCAAGTGCCTTATAGTTTTCTGGACAATGGCATCCATGAATTACCTCCCTATACAGTTTATACGCAACATCCATTGATGAAAGAAGAAGCGCGTCATAATAGTCCTTATCAAAACTTTCACGTTTTAGACCCGTGTGCTCTTTTTGATGAACAGTGCATGTATACGTCTCCATCTAAACAGGTTTTACACTTGGCATTTAGATGCCAAAAGACCTCTATAGTGTTTTGGAAGTGTCACGATCCGCAGATGCTTCTGAAATTCGTAAGGCCTACTTGAATATTAGCCGTAAGGTTCACCCAGACAAGGTTCCAGAGTCTGAAAAGGCAAAGGCCGAAGAACGATTCAAGGAAGTCTCACATGCCTATGAAGTTCTTGGTGATGAGCAAAAAAAGGCATACTATGACCAGACAGGACAAGAACCTGGTAGCGAGGGTCAACAAGGCCCTCCTGCTGGATTCCCATTTGATTTGAATAGTATGTTTGGTATGTTTGGAGGAGGTCGTGGGTTCCCTCAACGTGGTCGTAGACAAGGAAAGGCTCCTCCACGCAAGACACAAATCCCTCTTACCCTCAAGGATTTCTATTTTGGGCGTAGTCTGAAAATTCATCTTGAACGTCAAAAGTTTTGCTCTGGATGCAAGGGTGAGGGCTCTATAAACGTTAAATCATGTTCAGATTGTAATGGTTCGGGTGTCAAGCGTCAAATTATTCAAATGGGTCCAATGATTATGGATAATACGGGACCCTGTATGCCTTGTGGAGGTTCTGGAAAGGCGCGAGGGGATTCGTGTGGGCAATGTCGTGGATCAAAGTTTATTAAAGAGGATAAGGCACTTGATCTTTCTGTTCCCAAGGGATCAAAGGTTGGTGATATTATTAGCTTTATTGGTGAAAGTAGTCAGGTTGAAGAGTATGAAGAAGCTGGCGATGTTCTTGTAGAACTTATTGGTGCAGATGAGGACCATGGTTGGCAAAGAAATGGTAATAATCTCCATCATCGTGTAAGTCTAAGCCTTGGTGAAGCACTATGCGGAAAGACAATTAAACTTGATGGTCATCCTGCTTATCCTCATGGCCTCTATGCAACACTTCCCCAAGGTGTCATGAATCGTCAAGATATTGTAATAGAAGATTGTGGAATGCCAAATGGTTCTGGATATGGTAACGTTGTTCTAAATGTTACAGTTATGGCATCAAAGAATGAGCGTCTAATTTTGGAAACAAAGAAGGATGTCCTACGGGATATCTTTCAGATAACAGATTCGCTGACCATTCCAGAAGGGATGGTTGTAAAGATTGCAAAGCCTCTAGTTTACTAAATGGTCCCATCCATATCCACCTGCAAAATGAAGAGCGTAATTCATACGAAAGGTTGTTGAAATCGCTTTTTGTATGGACTCTTTATCTTTAACAAATGGATAAAGTATAAGATGGGTAAATAACCAAACACGATTCCATTTCTGATCTAGATAGTGAATTAGACCGCGACGATTTCCCTCATAATTGAGAGGTCCTTGATCATAGTCCAAGTCCTCTCCCATCAAAATACGAGGCATATAGGTCGTGTAGACAGTTTCAAAAAACTCTGTGTGAATCTTTGGTTCAAAGACTATAAATCCTGAATTGAATTGTTGAGGAAACCATTCTGGAAATCCAAGACGTTTATAATATCCTTCTGCAGTTCCAGGAAGAGAAGGATTTATCTGTTTCCATGCATTGATAATCGTATCTGTTGATCCATATTGTGACCGTTCATCAACTGCGCAAATCTTTCCTGGGGGACACTCATCAAAAATATTTGGAGCTTCTGGGTTCATTAGAATGTCGGCGTCTATAATAAGAACCTTGTCGTATTGCTGAACCAAGGGAAGGCTGGCAAGAAGCACTTTTTGCATGCAGAAAATATGTTTTTTCATGATTGGACTATGATGATCTTGAGGTGGATCTCCAATAAACTCTGTCACTTGATGAAAAGTATGATTCCATTTCTGGGAGTAGGCTTTGATACTTGGAACAAAGATTCGTTCATATAAGTCACGTTTTGGGCCAATAGTAATTGTAATTATGGCAGTTTTCATCTAACTATCATAATTATAATGGTTTAAGTTACTACTTGCCGATGGGATCAAATGAATTGGGATTCTCGGCAAGCTTCCACTCAGGATTGAGCCCAGCCTGCTCTTGAAGCTGTGGGGGAATTAACATCTTTGATGACTCCTCGACATCCATGGGCATGGAAAGATCTTGGCGCGAGCCACCTCTGTATGAACGACGGCCACCCTTCATTGTTGAGTTTGAGCGACGGCCTCCCCATGGGACAAAGCCAGCGCCGCCTCTAAAGCCAGAAGCTGAACGACGGCCTCCCCATGGGACAAAGCCAGCACCACCATTCATATTTCTAAATGCTTGTGAGCGACGACCACCACCCGTTAAATCGGATTGAGGACCATATTGCTTAATGTCGTCAAAAGACTTGTATAAGGGTGTAAGATGAGCAGAAGCAACTAGATCTTGTGGAAGGGCAGAAGATTCTGTTACTGCACCCGGGTAAGGACCGAAGGCATAGGGTCCTGAACCGCCGTGTTGGTTCGCATGGTACGAGGCAAATTGCTGGCCTTGAGCCAAACTGAGATTCGTTGGTCCCTGGTTAGTATATCCTATGGGAGCCATTCCACCGTAATACATGCGGTTCTTGCGGTCGCGGTTCTTGCGTGAGTTGCGGTTCTTGCGGTCGCGGTTCTTGCGTGAGTTGCGGTTCTTGCGTGATCCCTTGCGCGAGTTGCGGTTCTTGCGTGATCCCTTGCGGTCGCGGTTCTTGCGCGAGCTACGATTCTTACGACTATTAACACCTCTACGGGAACGCTTGGTACTACATGCGCTTACCATTCTATTCTATGTAATTAAAAAACCGCGCACTAGTTAGAAAAATGGCTCCTGATTGGACAAAGCAAATCCGTAGTGAGACAATCTGCTCCGTGTACTGGTATATCTATGTAATCTATGCCGTGATTGCTGTTCTTGCCCTCCTAGGAACCGTCGGCATCCTTTTTGCCTTCAAGCTACCCAAAGGTCTGTCAGTAGCGATTGGCTTCCAGGGTCTTCTAACTGCGTCAATTGGCGCGACGCTTGCGCTTTTCCAGTACTTGGTTTGCGACCGCGCCTTACTCCAGTTGAAGAAAGAGAACTTTTCGGATTCGGAGCTTCCTGGTGTACTATAAGTTCCTCTAGGGACCAGTCTGAATAACTAACTGTAAATACACGGTTTCCCTTCCGGGCAAGACGGGTTGCGAGTTTTTCATTAAACTCGGAACGCTTATTCAGAAAGATTAGAAAGTGATTGGATTCTTCTTGAATTCGTGAATCACGAAAGATCTTTGCCCGTCGCTGATGCTTGAACCAATCTGCTTGATAAATCTGATGAGGAATTTTTAGACTTTCTGCCCAATCAGATAAGAAGATACTACTAACACCTTCTTCAGGTAAGATGAATTTATCTGGTGGTTTACCAATTTCTTGAAGAAGAGGCATGAGAATACTATCAATTAGCTTTGTTTGATCTGCATCAGTTCTTGAGCCAATAACTCCTAAGTGAATAGGCTTTTCTTCAATAACATTTGGTTCATCTGTGAAACAATCATTATACATTCTTATAAAAAAGAATATAGGATGGTTATATCAATTTTTAGTAGGCTCTTACGCTCTCACGCCTCCTGAAGGAGTATATTCGCTTGTAGCATAATCATAAATGATTATTCTAGTACGCTCTCACGCCTCCTGAAGGAGGGTGCTCGCTTGGATCTTGCGCTTCTCAACCTTGCCACTCACAATATAAATAGAATTCTCCGTAAGAACAAGGTAATCTTCCGCAACCTTGTAAATCTTCTGAATAAGACTCGTGTACTCGTCATTGCTCTTCACAAGAAGCTTATCCTTCGTGTCCTGATCCTCACCAATCACAGCCTTCTTTGAGGCCGTATCAGCATAGTAATCTAGCTGAATGGGACGATCGAGCTGTTGGGCCAAACGGGCAGCCTGCAAAAGAACCTGGGCAGAGGGAAGAGGAGTCTCAAGATTTCCTGTAACTTGGGGGGTAGCCATATGAAATGTTCTACGAAACCATCGTAAGTTTTCCTTAGGTTCCTGAACGCACTACTCGGACGGGAGTCGTAGAATCTCCTTTGCATGCTTTTGAAGAACTGCGTTTAGGAAATTATATGCCTCCTCCAACTGATACAAATACCGTCCACCTGTAATAATAATTTTTCCTGTTTGAAAGACACTCATCGTGATTCGTTTACACTCCCCTGCACCGACACCAGATCCCTGCCCCTTACACTTGACAGTGCATAAGCAAATCCCTGGACGGTTCTTATCGGGATGTTCTTCGTTATAATAATACTTTGTATTCACACCTTGATAAATCGTACTCTCAAACGTGCTAAAGAGACCATAGTTACGACTTAGAATTGTATGAAGAGCTGTGCGATTAATTGCATGCGCAACCTGGTAATCACTATTGATAAGCTGGACCTTGAATTTTCCAAGTGTAGGTGGTTCAGCAAAGATTGGTGTTGAAGCAGTTACAGATTTTAGTTGATCAAGAAGCCACTGAAGTGTCTCGCGCGCAAACTCTTCTGCAGGAATTCCAGTCATCTGAATTCCACCATTTCCAAACAGTTTTACATTTACTTCCTTGAAACCATTTCCACCTGTTGCCTTTCGTAATACAATTGTACTCTGATTAAAGAACGTCTTATCACTCACACCACGCTTACTAAAAGCGTCACGGCTACTCATTCCAACTACGCTCTTATCGTGTTCCATCTTCAGAATACCTTCTCCAGGCCACCAAAGAGGTATCATAATCTGAGAAATATGCTCAAAGAGCTTCTTGGCATTCATAGTTGTTCCCATGTTGGCAGTAATCACCTTTGTGCTGATTCGCAGGGGGGTCGCCTTTACATAGTCCATTCGTTTAAATATATCCTTAGCGCTTTAAGTAGAAAAGTAGGGGTCAATTTTTTGAAGGACCGTAGTACGAATTTCTTTAATATGCGATTTATATAGATCGCATGGCATGCACTTAAGAGTTCCTGGTTGACTGAGCTCAGTGATTCTACAAACAAGATCAATGTCTAAAATTCCAAAAATACTGCCAACCCAGTAAATATCCTCAAGGGTTTTTCTGCTTAACACTTCGGTTGTAGGTGTCTCGTGAAACCAAGACCATAAAAGGCGTGCAAGTTGTTGAGCTGCATTTGGTGCATGCAAAAAAATACGAAGATCACCACGAAGTCTTACTGCATCAAGAGGCGTGGGTGTTTCCTTATCAGGGGCATACAGTTTTACACGTTCTGCCAAACAGTCTGATGGTAGTGGGTCAAAGCGAATGCGTAAGAATCTGTGATGAAGGCTCTTTTCTACACCACTGATTGTATTTACAAGAAATAAGATACAACAGCTCTCTGATGGATGTTGCTCTAGTACACGACGAAGTGCAAGCTGGGCAGAAATTGTAAGAGTCTC